GCTTTAATGGCACATTCCGTTATATTCCAACCAACGCTGACGTTGCTGGTCTGATGACTCGCACTGCAGTTGTTGCGTATCCTTGGTTCTCACCTGCTGGTCAGCAGAGAGGAATCATCAATAACGCTGTTAAACTTGTTTATAACCCAAACAAAGCACAAAGAGATCGTCTCTATCAGGCAAGAATCAATCCTGTTGTTTCCAAACCTGGTATCGGAACTCTCCTCTTTGGAGACAAGACTGCTCTTGGATATGCATCCGCATTCGATAGAATTAATGTTCGCCGCTTATTCCTGACAGTCGAGCAAGCACTTGAAAGAGCAGCAGAAGCACAACTCTTTGAACTCAATGATGAGTTGACAAGAGCAAACTTCAAGAACATTGTTGAACCTTATCTCCGTGATGTTCAGGCAAAGAGAGGACTCTACGGATTCCTGGTTGTTTGTGATTCTTCAAACAATACTCCTGATATTATTGACAACAATGAATTTAGAGCAGACATCTTCCTGAAGCCAACTAAGTCTATTAACTACGTCACTCTGACGTTTGTTGCAACCAGAACTGGCATCAGTTTTGAAGAAGTTGCTGGTACAGTTTGATACATTGGCAATAAATAACTAAACGGAGAATTAAAAAATGCCACACTCTATTCAGGATTTCAAATCAACCCTAATTGGGGGCGGCGCACGCCCCAATCTATTTGAGGTTGTTCTTACTAGTGAGTTCCCAGGTTCGGGAGATTACGATGCAGAGGATTTCTCAATTCTCTGCAAGGCAGCTCAGTTGCCTGCATCTAACATCGCTTCAATTGATGTTCCCTTCAGAGGTAGAACATTCAAGGTTGCTGGAGACCGCACATTTGATACCTGGACCGTCACGGTCATTAATGACATTAACTTCAGAATTCGTACCTCCATGGAAGCATGGATGCAGTCTATTGGTCAGTATAGCGATGGATCTGGTGCTACCGATCCTGCCGACTACCAAATCGATGCAGTTGTTAAGCAATTCAGCAGAGCATCTTCAAATCTTTCTGGAGTTGAAGGTAATGGTATGGATGTTATTAAACAGTATAAGTTTTATAGCATCTTCCCAACCAACATCTCTGCTATTGATTTGTCTTATGATTCTGCAGACACTATTGAAGAATTCACTATTGAATTCCAAGTTCAATACTGGTCTCCAATGACGGGTGAAAACTGATCAACTAAATAATAGAGATTAGTTCAACTAGTAATAATGTCGTCCAAATTATTTGGGTTCTCAATTGAGGACAACGAACCACAAAGTAAAGGAGTAGTCTCCCCCGTTCCTCAGAATAACGAGGACGGGGTTGACCACTATCTTACTAGTGGTTTTTTTGGTTCATATGTTGATATTGAAGGTGTATTTAGAACAGAGTTTGATTTAATCAAACGATATCGTGAGATGTCTTTGCATCCTGAAGCAGATAGTGCCATCGAAGACATTGTAAATGAAGCAGTTGTTTCGGATACTAACGATACGCCTGTTGAAATTGAATTGTCAAACCTCAATGCCAGTGACGGTATTAAAGGAAAAATTCGTGAAGAGTTTAAATATATCCTTAGTTTATTGGACTTTGATAAAAAAGCACACGAAATCTACAGAAATTGGTACATTGACGGAAGACTTTACTATCATAAAGTCATTGATATGAAGAATCCCCAAGAGGGAATTCAAGAATTACGTTATATTGACGCAATGAAGATGCGTTATGTAAGACAGCAAAAGCAAAAAGCAGAGGATAAACTCCGCCTTGCTAATATTAATACCGATAATCCGATGGAATATGAGTTCCCTCAGATTGAAGAGTATTTTGTATATCAACCAAAGGCATCATACCCAACTGGAAGCCCCAGCGCAATGACTGGTGGTAATAAGGGAATTAAAATGTCAAAAGATTCCATCACCTATTGTACATCCGGTCTTGTAGATAGAAACAAAGGAACGGTTCTTTCATACCTTCACAAAGCAATTAAATCACTCAATCAACTCCGTATGATTGAGGATTCACTGGTTATCTATCGTTTAAGTAGGGCACCAGAACGTAGAATTTTCTATATTGACGTTGGCAATCTTCCAAAAGTCAAGGCAGAGCAATATTTGCGTGACGTTATGACGAGATATCGTAACAAACTTGTATACGATGCATCTACAGGAGAAATTCGTGATGACAAGAAATACATGTCAATGCTTGAGGATTTTTGGTTACCTAGAAGAGAGGGAGGACGTGGTACTGAAATTACTACTCTTCCAGGAGGACAAAACCTTGGAGAAATCACAGACATTGAGTATTTTAAGAAAAAACTTTACAGATCCCTTAACGTGCCACCATCTCGCATGGATGGCGAAGGTGGATTTAATCTCGGTAGGTCCTCAGAAATCCTCAGAGACGAACTGAAGTTTACTAAGTTTGTTGGACGTTTGAGAAAGAGATTCTCTGGTATGTTTAATGACATGCTAAAGACCCAATTACTTCTGAAGAACATAATTACTCCAGAAGATTGGGAGATGATGTCGGGGCATATTCAGTATGACTTCTTGTATGACAACCATTTCTCCGAACTTAAGGATTCAGAACTTCTCAATGAGAGACTGAATAGTTTGCAGGCTGCTGAACCTTATATTGGTAAGTACTATTCTCAAGATTATGTTCGTCGTCAGATTTTGCGTCAGACTGATGAAGAAATTATTGAGCAGGATGCACTGATTAAGAAAGAAATTTCAACAGGTGTAATTCCTGACCCCAATGCACCAATCGATCCCGAAACTGGTGTTCCATTAGATACTGGCGCAAGCACTGATCTTGGCAAACCTCAAGTAGAACCAGATATTGATGGTTCTCCAGCAGAGGCCCCAGAAATTCCTAATGGTGGAGAAATATAAATACCCATAGTTCTATATTAATATAACTAAATGGATGAATTAATTGATGCGATTTCATCGGATGAGTCTCCAGCAGATATTAGCGATAAGATTAAAGATATCTTATTTGGTAAGTCTGCAGAAAGAATTGATGCTTTTCGTCCCGTAGCATCACAATCTATGTTCGGTGATGAAACTGAACTAGAAGATGAACCAGATGAAGAAGAAATTTCTTCAGAAGACGAAGAATAAATAATAAATAATTACTAAAATGACCTAAAGGATAATGGCTTTTAAACCGGTTGGCATTTGTACTGCCATAACAATTAGCACTACTACGGCAACTTCTTCAACATTCACTCAGCAGAGTGCTTATATTAGAGTTGTTGCTTTAACTAAGAGTGCTCACGTTACGATTGGTGGTACAAATCCAATCGCGACTCCAGCAAATTTCTTTGTTCATGAAGGTGAACCAGAGACTCTCTCTGTTGGCCGCGTCGATGCCCAACAGGTTGTTGGTATTGAAACTGGATCAACTACAACTGTCTCGTTCCCAGAGGGGATTATTGGGTCACCTTTTGTTGCAGGTGATTCCATTTCGCTGACTGTAACTGGTCAGTCCGACTACGACATTTCAAATGCTCTGGTTAAGGGAATCACTCAAACGGTTGTAGAACCATATCAAACTAAAGTTGAATTATTTCATGACTCTTCTTCAGGCGCTCCAGACCAAACAAGAGATGGTCTTGGAAGTTTTGCAGAACTGAGAAGAACGTTCAGAGTTGCGGCTCTTGGACTTGGTAGCGGAACTCTTTATGTCCAGCAAGTTCAACAAACAGGAGGAGTATGATGAAACTCATTAGAGAAGAAATCGAATCAGTAAAATTCTTGGTTGAAACAACCAAGAGCGGTAAGAAGTCGTTATATATTGAAGGAGTTTTCCTTCAGGGTAACATCAAAAACCGCAATGGTCGTATGTATCCTATGGAGACTCTCCGCAAGGAAGTTGCTCGGTATAATGAATCGAATGTTCGATCAGGTAGAGCACTTGGAGAACTTGGACACCCAGATGGTCCTACTGTAAACCTCGACAGAGTTTCTCATAAAATTGTATCACTTAGAGAAAGTGGTTCAAACTTCATTGGTAAAGCAAAGATTTTGAATACCCCAATGGGTAAGATTGCTTCTGCTTTAGTAGAAGATGGAGTTAAACTTGGCGTATCTTCTCGCGGTATTGGTTCATTAAAGCAGACCCGTGAGGGTGTTAATATTGTCGGTGACGACTTCATGTTAGCAACTGCTGCTGATATCGTTGCTGATCCTTCTGCTCCCGATGCATTTGTTGAGGGAATTATGGAAGGTAAAGAATGGGTATGGGAAGGTGGACTTCTACGTGAAAGGTATGCAGAAGAAACTAAAAAAAGAATTAACGCATTAGCAGACCAAAGAGTACTTGAAGAGCATAAATTAGGTCTCTTCAATGACTTCCTCAATAATCTTTGATATTGAGTATCATAAAAATTATTAATTTATAAATAAATATAGATTTAACCAAGGAAAAATCCCGGAGAGTTCAAATGTCTAGTGGCAACAACTTACAAGAAATGGAAGTAGGCACGAAGCAATCCAAGACCGCTGTTAATGCTGGCGCAAAAGCAGCGGATCCCATGCCAACGCTTCAAGGAGACGGATCTCAACTGGCTGCAGTTGAAGATCTCGGCGGTCCTACACCCGAAAACTACAAAGCTGATGATGATTCTGCAAAGTTGAAAACACCTGGCGGCAGCCTTAAGCAAGTTAAGGATGTTGTCAATAAGGGCGCTAAGCCTGCAGATGCAATGAAAGGAGTCAAGGAAGAAGAAGATCTTTCTGATGAAGAAGTAGTTGCAGAATCAGAAGAGACAACCGATCAAGTTGTTTCCGAACAGGAAGTAACTGAAGAAGAAGTCGCTGAAGTTGTTGAGTACAACATGGAAGAGGACGTAAATGCACTCCTCCAAGGCGAAGAACTTTCCGAAGAATTCCAAGAAAAAGCGCGTACCATCTTTGAAACCGCGATCAATGCTAAAGTTGCATCGATCCAAGTTGAGATGGAAGAGCAACTCAACGCTCAGATTGCTGAAGAGCAAGAAAAGATTGCTGAGGAGTTCGCCGCAGTTAAAGAGGCACTCGCTGAGCGTGTTGACTCTTATCTTGAGTATGTTGCTGACGAGTGGTTTGAAGAAAATGCACTCGCAGTTGAATCCGGTCTGAAGACTGAAATGACCGAATCATTCCTTGGTGGAATGAAGTCACTCTTTGAAGAACATTATGTATCAATCCCTGAAGACAAATATGATGTGCTAGAGAGCATGGTAGAAAAACTTGATGAAATGGAGACAAAACTCAACGAGCAAATTGAGAAGAATATTGGATTAAACTCCCGTCTCGCAGAGTCGGTTGCCGATGGTATCCTCGATAACGTTTCTGAAGGCCTTGCGGCTACTCAGAAAGAGAAACTCGCTTCACTCGCAGAGGGTGTTGAGTTTGAAAGTGAAGCAACGTATCGTGAAAAGTTGAAGACTTTGAAGGAGTCATATTTCTCCTCAACTAAAACATCTTCAACTGCTAACAAGACTGAGACTCTCTCAGAAGGTGTAGAGTCTGGACATGAGTCCTACTCAGGTTCAATGGCTGCATACATGAAGACTCTTGGGTCTTTTAGCAAATAATTGAATTTATTATTAATTCAAACTGTAAACAACAACACTTAAAAAGGTAAAAAGCAAATGTTCCATTCCGAGCATCTGCAGGAAAAGTGGGCACCTCTCCTCGATCATGAGGACGGAATCAAAGATTCCCATCGTAGAGCTGTCACCGCTGTCCTGCTTGAGAACCAAGAAAAATTCCTCCATGAGCAAAATGCTTTTGGAAACTCAGGTCTCCTGAACGAAGCCCCAACCAACGCCGCAGGCGCTGACGGTTTCCAAGGTGGATCCGCCGCTGGTGGTCCTACCGCAGGTTTCGACCCCGTTCTGATCTCTCTGATCAGACGCTCCATGCCCAACCTGATCGCTTATGATCTGGCTGGCGTTCAACCAATGTCTGGTCCTACTGGTCTGATCTTCGCGATGCGCTCACAGCGCATTAAGGAAGGCAGCAGAAGCGAGACCTTCTTCGACGAAGTTGATTCGGCATTCTCCGGACAAGATGCAGGATTCGACCTGACCAACGGCATGTCTAACAGACTTGCTGGTATGGGTAGTACTTCCCAGGCAGGCACCAATCCTTCCGTCCTGAACCCAGTTGGTTCCGCATCCTCCGCAGGTTATACTGTTGGACAGGGTATGCGTACCGACGATGCTGAGAACCTTGATGGTACGGGTGCTAACGCATTCAACCAGATGGCATTCTCCATCGAGAAGGTCACCGTTACTGCTAAGTCACGCGCCCTGAAGGCTGAGTACAGTCTGGAACTGGCACAGGACCTTAAGGCAATCCACGGTCTGAATGCTGAAGCGGAACTCGCAAACATTCTCTCCACAGAGATTCTTGCTGAGATCAACCGCGAAGTCATTCGTACCATCTACAAGACTGCTGAGCAAGGTGCTGTCCAGAACGTCGCTACCGCTGGTGAGTTCGACCTCGATATCGACTCCAACGGTCGTTGGTCTGTTGAGAAGTTCAAAGGACTTCTGTTCCAGATTGAAAGAGACGCTAACGCGATTGCACAAAGAACTCGTAGAGGGAAGGGCAACATCATTCTGTGTTCCGCAGACGTTGCTTCCGCTCTGACCATGGCCGGTGTACTTGACTACACCCCAGCACTCAACGCTAACCTTAACGTTGACGACACTGGTAACACCTTCGCTGGTGTTCTGCAAGGCAAGTATCGTGTATACATCGATCCTTATGCTGCAAACCTGACTTCCGCTAACGGAACTCCTGGTAACCAGTATTATGTTGTTGGTTATAAGGGTTCTTCACCTTATGATGCAGGTCTATTCTACTGCCCATACGTTCCTCTTCAGATGGTTCGTGCAGTTGGAGAGAACTCCTTCCAGCCCAAGATTGGCTTTAAGACCCGCTACGGCATGGTCGCTAACCCATTCGCAGCAGGAACCACCCAGGGTCTGGGTAACCTGGTTGTTAACGCTAACCGCTACTATCGTCGCGTTGCTGTTAAGAACCTTATGTGAGCCCTGGTTCACAAGATTATACAAGACTCCCTTCGGGGGGTCTTTTTTTATCTAAATACTTAAAAAAAATGACCAACTCTAACCTCAATAGAATTGAGAATAGAAATTTTCTGGCACCTACTGGGTTTAAATTTATATTAGATAGAACTCCTGGAGTCACTTACTTCTGCAATTCAGCAAACATCCCGTCTTTGGATCTTGCGGTTGCGGTTCAACCAACATACCTGAAGGACATTGATCTTCCAGGTGACAAGTTATCTTTTGGAGACTTATCAATTAGATTCTTGGTTGATGAAGATCTAACCAACTATATGGAAATCCAAAACTGGATGAGAGGTCTTGGGTATCCAGAAAATCTGAAGCAGATTCATGATCTACAAATAGTGAAGGGCAATAGAGCATATAATGAGAGAAGCAGAACTATGGAAAATGTGTTCTCTGATGCAACTCTTGCAGTTTTGAATAGTAGTAATATTACTAACTTTTTTGTAAAATTCAGAGAATGTTTCCCATATTCCTTGACATCAATGAACTTCGATACTACAGATACGGATGTTCAATACTTTACAGCAGAGGCATCTTTCAAGTATACTTACTATGAGATAACTGACATAACAGGAAAACTACTACATAAATGATTGATCTTGACAAACTTCAAGAGATGTGGGAAAAAGATTCTAAGATTGATATGGATAATCTCCATACAGAATCTACAGGTATTCCCACACTCCATGCGAAGTATTTTGGAATATACAATAACATCTTTCTTCTAAGGAAGAAAGCAGAGCAACAGAGAAAGAGTATTAGACATGAGCGTTATGAATACTTCAGTGGTAAAGCAGACCCTGATGTGTATATAGAGAATCCTTTTCCAAAAAAGATTCGTGATAAAGATACTATGCAAAAGTATCTTGACGCTGATGAAAAATTATCTACGGTATGCTTAAAGATAGATTATTATGAGACGATGCTTGTCTATATTGAAAGTATATTAAAACAGATAAGCAATAGAACTTACCAAATTAAAAATGCCATTGAGTTTATGAGATTCAACTCAGGATTAGGATAATGGATGAAGAATTTGAACCAAGTCAAGAATATGACTATTCGGTCAATTTAACAATAGAAGATATTCATCTTCTGCACCATTGCGTCTTAAAAAGACTAGAAAAATGGGAAGGATCCCCTGCTAGACATCCAATGGAACAAGAACATCTTTGGTATTTAAGAGATTCTTTGTATAGGATGATATTGGAATATAAGTTTGAAAATATGTAATAAATATTAGTAGATGAATGGATCTGTGTGATTGACACGACTGCCAATCTTGTTATATTTAAATCAAACGAAGTATTTTTAAAGATTAATACCGAACCTCATATAGAATATGAACTTAGAGATCACTTTAAGTTTGAGGTTCCTAATGCAAAATTTATGCCACAATATCGTGGAAGGAATTGGAACGGAGAGATTCACCTTTACGATATGAGATCTAAGCAGATCTATGTTGGCCTGTTAGATAAGATTATATCCTTCTGCAATAACTACGGATATACTTATAGGTTTGAAGATAATAAGTTTTTTGGACAACCTTTTGAAGTCAATAAGATGATTTCAAAGGAAGGAGTTAAGGATTATATTCGTTCAATATCGGTCCATGAACCACGGGAATACCAAATTGAGGGAGTATATGATGCTCTAAGGCATAATAGAAGGCTGCTGATATCTCCCACTGGGTCAGGAAAAAGTCTGATGATTTACGCCCTCTCGCGATATCATGTGGATACAGGGAAAAATATTCTTTTAGTTGTTCCCACGACATCTCTAGTAGAACAGATGTATAAGGACTTCCAGGATTACGGTTGGGATACAGATTCATATTGTCACAAGATTTATTCTGGCAGGGAGAAGGGCACTGATAAAAGTGTCGTCATCACAACATGGCAATCTATTTATAAGTTAGAGCGCAGTTGGTTTGAAAGATTTGATGTTGTGATTGGTGATGAGGCCCATCTATTCAAGTCAAAGTCTCTGATTCAGATCATGACTAAGTTGCATACTGCAAAACATAGGATTGGTTTTACGGGAACACTTGATGGAACACAAACTCATAAGTGGGTTTTGGAAGGGTTGTTTGGTCCTTCATATAAGATTGTTAGAACTAAAGAACTGCAGGAAGCAGGATTCTTATCCAAGTTAGATATTACTTGTTTACTTCTCAAGCATCCACCACAGAAGTTTGAGGTATTTGAGGATGAAGTTCAGTATCTAATTGGTCATGACCAAAGAAATAATTTTATATCTAAACTTGCATTAGATTTAAAAGGCAACACTCTTGTTCTATTCAGTAGAGTAGAAACTCATGGTGCTGTATTATTTGAGAAGATAAATACTAGCAAAGAAGGTAACCGAAAAGTATTTTTTGTCCACGGTGGAGTTGATACTGAAGAAAGAGAGAAAGTCAGAGAAATAACTGAAAGAGAAAATGACGCAATTATTGTTGCCTCTTATGGAACTTTTTCTACAGGTATTAATATTAAGAACCTCCATAATGTTATCTTTGCCTCACCCAGTAAGTCGAGAGTTAGAAATCTTCAATCAATTGGAAGAGTTCTTAGAAAAGGAAAGAATAAAAATAAAGCAATGCTCTATGACATCGCTGATGATTGTTCGACTAAATCAAGACGAAACTATACCCTAAACCATTTCATAGAGAGAATTAAAATTTATAATGAAGAGAATTTTAATTATGACATAATCACCATTCAACTTAAAGGTAAGTAAATATGGGAATAGAAGATGATTTTTACGCAACAATTAAATTCAAGTCTGGAGAAGAGATATTCTCTAAAGTAGCTGCATCTGAAGAAGATGATAGGACGATGTTGATTCTTTCAAATCCTATTAATGTAATTGAAATCAAAGGTAGAAAAGGAGATCCACTAGGATATAAGATGGAACCTTGGTTAAAGACTACAACTGATGATATGTTTATTATTAATATGGAAGACGTATTAACTCTCTCCGAATCATCAGATATTAAAATGATTATGATGTATCAAAACTACATTAGACAAGTAGATAGTTTTGATGATGAGACTAATAACTATAAACTTAATAAAAGAGAAATGGGTTATATCTCATCTGTATCAGATGCTAAAGAAGTTTTAGAGAAGATATTCAAGTTAGAAACCAAAGATACTCAATAGTAGCTAAGCCTTCCTTTCTAACCGGGACAAGCCCAGTCTACAATGATATTGAGAACTTGTCAATTATATTAAAAAGTGATATACTGTCTACATAGTAGAACATATAAACTTATGATTAGAGCACCTATGGCCAAAAGAAAAAGGTCAGAACATTATGTCAATAATAAAGAACTTTTAGAAGCACTGATTAATTACAGATCAAGAATTGAGAGATCTTATCTGGAGAAATTTGGAAAAGATTTAACTGTACAAGATAAATCAGAAAGAGCAAAGCGTTGGCCAGGCAAACCACAGATTACTAATTACCTTGGCGAATGCTTCTTGAAGATTGCCAATCACCTATCATTCAAACCTAACTTCGTGAACTATATGTTCAAGGATGATATGATCTGTGATGGTATTGAAAACTGTGTTCAGTATATCCACAACTTCGATCCTGCAAAGTCTCAAAACCCTTTTGCTTACTTCACGCAAATTATTCACTACGCCTTTCTACGTCGAATTCAGAAAGAGAAGAAGCAACTAGAAATTAAAAATAGAATTCTTGAGAAGACTGGTTTTGATCAGGTTTTTGATGACAACAATACCATTGACGGTAATAACTATTCCGACTATAATTCTATTAAAGATGCGGTTCATAGTAAACTACGGTACGGATGAAAGTTGCTATCATTACGGATCAACACTTCGGTGCCCGTAAAAATTCTAAATTATTCCACGATTACTTTCTCAAATTTTATGAAGAAGTATTCTTTCCTTCCCTAGAGTCAGAAGGTATCACCACAGTCATTGATATGGGTGATACTTTTGATAGTAGAAAGGGAATTGATTTTGCTGCATTGGCATGGGCAAAGGATAATTACTATGATCGTCTAAAAGAAATGGGCATTCATGTCCATACAATCATTGGTAATCATACTGCATACTATAAAAATACTAATAATGTTAATGCTGCGGATCTCTTGCTTCGTGAGTATGATAATGTTACAGTATATTCCAAACCCACCGAAGTCACAATTGGTGGCCTAGATGTATTATTCATTCCGTGGATAAATCAAGAAAATGAAAAAGAAACTTATGAACGTATTAAAAAGACAATTTGCCCAGTCGCGATGGGGCACCTTGAACTCACAGGATTTAGAGTTAATAAGCAAATCGTCATGGAAAATGGTCATGATGGCGAGTTATATTCAAAGTTCAGAAAGGTCTTCTCTGGTCACTACCACACTAGATCGGATAATGGACGGATCTATTACCTTGGAAATCCATACGAACTCTACTGGACAGATGTCGGTGATCGGAGAGGATTCACCTACTTTGATACAGAAACTTTGGAACATGATCCAGTAGATAATCCATTCAATATCTTCCATAACATTTACTATGAAGATGACAATCATCAAACTTTTGATGCACGTCCTTATGAAAATAAGATTGTAAAACTTATTGTTCGTAAAAAAACTGACACTAAGAAGTTTGAAAAATTTATTGACAAACTTTACAATATTGGAGTATCTGATTTAAAGGTCATTGAAAATTACGATTTTGGTGGATGGTTTCAGGAATCAGATTGTGAAGAACTTGAAGGTGAAGATACTATGTCAATCTTGAATAGATACATTCAAGAGTCAGAAATTGATCTAGATAAATCGGAAATCACTAAGATGATGAATGAGATCTATAGAGAGGCGTGTGAGATGGTGTGATGTATATACTTACGATCTATCAAAAAGAATCTGATGGAGCATATTCGGTAAAGAATGAGTTTGATGAAGATATACTTTACATATTTGAACAGGAGGACGATGCCTCAAGGTATGCTATGATGCTTGAGGAAGAAGGTTCTCCTGAAATGCATGTCATCGAAATTGATGATATACTGATGATCAAAACTTGTGAGATGCACTCTTATAAGTATACGATTATTACTGCCAATGATATTGTGATTCCCCCAACTGAGAATGATTACGTTTCATAAAATTAAGTGGAAAAACTTTCTATCTACAGGAAATCAATTCACTGAAATTAATTTTGAAAGTGCCCAAACAACTTTGATTATCGGATCTAACGGAGCAGGTAAGAGCACGGTATTGGATGCACTTACGTTCTCCTTATATGGCAAACCATTCCGTAAGATTAATAAACCACAGTTATCTAACTCTGTGAATGAGAAAGACTGTCGTGTTGAGGTGGAGTTCTCCGTTAATGGGGTAGAATGGAAAGTTGTTCGTGGCATTAAACCAAATTTATTTGAGATTTATCGTAATGATAAACCTTTAGATCAAGATGCTGCTGCACTTGATCAGCAGAAGTGGCTTGAGAAAAATGTTCTCAAGATGAACTATAAATCTTTCACTCAGATTGTAATTTTAGGTAGCAGTACTTTTGTGCCTTTTATGCAACTCTCTGCTATAAATCGTAGAGATGTGATTGAAGATCTTCTAGATATTAAAATTTTCTCTTCCATGGGAATTGTAATCAAGGAAAAGATCCGTAATCTGAAAGATGAACTCAAGGTTTTAGAACTCAAAAAAGAAACCTTGAACGATAAAGTTACCATGCAAGAAAACTTTATCGATGAACTTGAGAGCCGTGGAAAAGAAAATATTGAAGACAAGGAAAATCGTATAGGTAATCTTCTTAATGAAGAGAATGTGTATATGGGATCTAATGAAGAGTTGGAAAGATCTCTTATAGATTTCAATAGTAAACTTGAAAAATTTTCTGGTGCAACCAGCAAACTTCGTAAATTGGGAGATCTAAAAGGAAAGATTTCTAATAAGGTATCAACAATTACAAAGGAGTATAAGTTCTTCACAGAGAATACGGTTTGTCCTACCTGTACACAATCTATCGAAGAGGACTTTAGAATAAATAAAATTGACGACGCTCAAACTAAAGCTAAAGAGTTGCAATCTGGTTATAAAGAACTAGAGCAGGCAATTAAAGGAGAGGAGAATAGAGAGCGTCAATTCACTACACTATCTAAGGAGATTACTTCACTCACGCATGGCATTTCTCAAAACAATACTAAGATCGCTGGATGTCAGAGACAAATCAGAGATCTGGAATCGGAAATTCAAAGAATTACCAACCAACTTGCAAATAGAAATGTTGAAGATGTCAAGTTAACCTCTTTCAAGGAGAACCTAAAAACTACATACGACGAACTCGCAACAAAAAAGGATACAATTAGTTACTACGATTTTTCTTATAGTTTACTAAAAGACGGTGGAGTCAAATCCAAAATCATTAAGAAGTATCTACCGCTGATAAATCAGCAAGTCAATCGTTATCTTCAGATGATGGACTTCTACATTAACTTCACACTTGATGAGGAATTCAACGAAACCGTCCAGTCTCCAATACACGATAACTTTTCATATAGTTCATTCAGCGAGGGAGAAAAAATGAGAATTGACTTAGCACTTCTCTTTACTTGGAGAGAAGTAGCTAGGATGAAAAACTCAGTCAATACAAATTTACTTATTATGGATGAGGTATTTGACTCTTCACTTGACGGATTTGGAACTCAAGAATTTATTAAAATTATTAGATATGTAATTCAAGATGCAAACGTCTTTGTCATATCTCATAAAACAGGCCTTGAAGATCGCTTTGAGACTGTGCTAAAATTCGAGAAAGTAAAAGGTTTTTCAAACATAGTACCATGACCGATTGGACAATCCGCCGACCAGTTGACATCTCCCAAGACTTCAAGCAAAATGGAATGACACTCATTACCGACCCTGCATCAGACAGGTATTTAGATGAATACTCCAAACTGGCAACACCACAGCAAGAAACAACAGAAGAGAAAACTTAAACCACAAGCAATGAGGGCCAGGAGAGAAGCACTGCGCCACTTCAAAAAGCGTCATATGGGTCGTCCAAAGGGCGACCTTTTGTTGTATTATGGATTCATAAGAAAGGAACTCGATGGGAATCAATTTAGAGATCAAGGGGCAACTTGCAAAACTTCTTGCCACCGAAGACCTTATCATTGAAAACAAAGAAGTTCACACTGCTTCCTTCAATGTAGATTCCCGTGTGCTGACCCTCCCTATCTGGGACAAGGCAGATAACAACGTGTACGACCTGCTGGTAGCACATGAAGTTGGTCATGCACTCTTCACTCCTAATGAAGATCCCCCTGACGATATCCCCCATCAGTATTTGAACGTCACCGAGGATGCACGTATTGAGAAACTGATGAAGCGCAAGTTTATGGGACTTGCTAAGACTTTCTATCGTGGTTATACTAAGTTCCATAATGACGACTTCTTTGAACTGGAGAATGAAGATATTAATTCTATGAGTCTTGCTGATCGTGTGAACCTTTACTTTAAGATCGGTTCACTCAATCCCGTCTCTTTCACTACTGAGGAGCAAGTGGTTGTTGACATGGTTGCCAATGCAGAGACTTTCCTGGATGCACAGGAAGCAGCACGGGCAATGTATCAACTCCAAAAGCAACAGAAACAGGAGAAGATTGCTAATGTTCAGACTTCTAAACATGGACAAGGTGGTGGCACTGAGTCTTCTTCTATGGAGTCCTCTACGGAGCAAGAGAATCAATCAGAAGAACTGTCTAGAGAAGAAGGTGGTTCTATGGGTGGGAGTCGCCCTGAGACTGTTCTGGAGTTCCCTACTGAAGGTGATGAAGTATGGCAAGATGAAGAAGTCAAGACCGACTCCAGCCTCTCTGGAAATCTTGAAAATCTGATCTCTTCTGATGCCATGGCGAATGAATATGTTGAGATCCCTGATGTTAATCTGAAGACTATTATCAATTCTAATAAAGAGGTCTCTGCATATATTAATGATTTCTTTAGTCAGTTCTCTTCTGAAATTTATATTCTCTCTGATGAGTCCTACAACAAATTCAAAAAATCCGCACAGAAAGAAGTCAACTACCTCGTCAAGGAGTTCGAGTGTAGAAAGTCTGCTAGTTCTTATCATCGTGCTACTACATCTAGGACTGGAGTCCTTGATTGTACTAAACTCCACACTTACAAATATAATGAAGATCTGTTCAAAAAGATCAGTGTGATTCCTGATGGTAAGAATCATGGTCTGATATTTGTTTTGGACTGGTCTGGTTCTATGACCGATGTGATTGAAGATACCCTGAAGCAACTCTATAATCTTGTTTGGTTCTGTAAGAAAGTTGCTATTCCTTTCAAGGTGTTTGTATTCACTAATGAATATAATCATGCATATGATGATGACGGCCACATCGCTGATGCTCCTGAGCACTACATTGCTAAAGAAGGTCAACTTTTTGTTGATCGTCGGTTCTCTATGATGGAGTTCTTCAATAACGAAACCACTGCTCAAGAACTTGATATTCAGATGCGAAATATCTGGAGGATCTCTTACTCTGCTACCCACTACTGTTGGTCTGGAACTTACATGACACCCCCCAGGATTGGATTCTCTGGAACTCCTTTGAATGAGTCTGTTGTTGCTCTCCATAAAATCATTCCCGATTTCAAGAAAAAGAATAATCTTGAGAAAGTTAATTGTGTGATCCTGACTGACGGTGAGGCAAATCATCTTGCCCGTCATAAGATGGTTGAGCGTAGGGACTGTCACATTATGGGTAAGATTCGTCTGAATGATCGCTGTTATCTGCGCGACCGTAAGACTGGCCAGACTTACAGGATTCCTTATGCCTGGTATGACTTTCACAATATGTTGGTTGAGAACCTTTGTCATCGATTCCCTGAAGTCAACGTGATCGGTATTCGTGTGGTTGAGAGTCGTGATGTGAACAGTTGGATGCGTCGGGGTATCAGTCTGAATGAGTTCTTGAAACTTCAGAAGGTGTGGAAGAAAGAACGTGCCGTGGTCGTAAATGTACGTGGTTATACAAAATACTTTGGATTATCTTCTTCTTCTCTATCAAGTGATAGTGACTTTGAAGTTGACGAAGGAGCAACCAAAGCAAAAATCAAGAGTGCATTTATGAAGTCTCTGAAGACCAAAAAACTAAATAAGAAAGTCTTAGGCGAATTCGTGGAGTTGATCGCATGACTCAATATAGGGACAATTGGAAGGAGATCGCCAAGGCATCGGAAAGAGATCCCAAAGCATTGGACATTCTTGAGAATGGTGCAAAATCTTTAACACAAGCATATTTCCTACAAGCAATGCGATACAAATATGGCCGATCTAACAACTGACCACTCTTCCCCTGTCTCTGCTCCACTCTGCCCTATAATAACTTCAGTTCAAACAAACCAAATGTCCCTCTCACCTGAGTTTATTCGCACTTCCCTTCAGGGATTGTATGGTGAGTCTGTTTCTGCTGCTGATATTCGTGCCTGGTGTGCTATGAATGGTGCGAACTATCAAACTGTCACCAACAAACTTACTGATTACAAAACTGGTCGTGGAAAGTGGAACCTAGAAGTAATAGATGAGACAGTACAAGAACTAGAAGTAACTTACAATGCACCTGCGGCAATGCCTGCTGTTGAACAAAACCTTATTCCTGCAAAAGATGATACCTTCGTCAGCTTTGGTAACTTCTCTGATATTAAAAAGATTATTAAGTCCCATGTATTTTATCCAACATTTATCACTGGACTTTCTGGTAATGGTAAAACGTTCAGTGTTGAGCAAGCGTGTGCTCAACTCGGACGTGAACTCATCCGTGTAAACATCACTATCGAGACCGATGAAGATGATCTTATTGGCGGTTTCCGTTTGGTTGACGGTAATACTGTGTGGCACAATGGCCCTGTTATTGAATCTCTTGAGCGTGGAGCTGTTCTCCTTCTGGATGAAATCGATCTGGCGTCCAACAAAATTCTTTGCCTTCAGTCAGTTCTTGAAGGAAAGGGTGTTTTCCTCAAGAAGATTGGTAAATTTATTATGCCAACAAAAGGTTTCCAAGTATTCGCAACCGCCAACACCAAAGGTAAAGGTTCTGACGATGGACGATTCATTGGAACTAACGTGCTTAACGAAGCATTCCTTGAGCGATTCCCAGTGACCTTTGAGCAGGAGTATCCGACTGCTAAGACTGAAGAGAAGATCCTTACAGGTATCTGTAGCGATACTGACTTCTGCAAGCGTCTGGCAGACTGGGCAGACATTATCCGCAAGACCTTCTATGATGGTGGTATTGATGAGATTATCTCCACCCGCCGACTGGTTCATATTGTTCGTGCATACAGTATTTTCAATGATAAAGCAAAGGCCATTCAGGTCTGTGTGAATCGTTTTGATGATGAAACTAAGCAAGCATTCCTGGAACTGTATGATAAGGTTGATGCTGACTTCAATCTTCCTACACTTGATGTGGAAGCAATGAAAGAGTTTTCTCCCATTGACCAATCAGAGAATCTCTGATATAATGATGACAAACTCCTGGTCCCTTTTATTTGATAAATTGAACATGACTAATCAAGACTCTGGAATCAGTTTTATGGAAGGCAATCCTCCTTATTCTGTGGATACAATCAATTTTAGTGGTGATACTGTGATCTTTGGAGGAGAAGGTACAGATACTATCTCCTTCCAAGCAGCACAAGCAGTTCCAACAGATTACTATAGTAATGATATTACTTCTTTTGACTTTGACATGACTACTAGCACCAACCCTAATCGATTTAAGTATAGTGAAGAACGAATTCTTAAAGAACTCTCAGAGTATATTTCAGGAACATATCGACAGCACTATTCTGCTGGTGATGATAAGATTCAAACTCTAGATCTTATTGAAGCGTGTGGTGATGGTGAGGCATTCTGCCGATCTAACATTCTGAAGTATGCTTCTCGCTATGACAAGAAAGGTACTGCCCGTCGTGACATTGTAAAGATCCTGCACTATGCAGTTCTTCTCTTACACTTCAACGACAAAAATGCCAACCGTGAAACCTACCCTCAGTAATTATGAAACTGTCTGATAAAACTATTAATCTGCTTAAGAACTTCTCTTCCATCAATCAGTCTATCCTGATCAAAGAAGGAGATTCTATCCGTACTATTTCTGTGATGAAGAACATTCTCGCAGAAGCAAAAGTTCCCGAAGAGTTTCCTAAGGACTTTGGTATCTATGATCTGAATCAGTTTCTGAATGCTATTTCTTCGCTGTATGTTAATCCCGAACTAGACTTCAGCAATAATGAATATCTTCTGATTCGTGAAGGTAAAAAACGTAATCGTTTCTTCTTTGCTGATCCTAACGTCATCGTCAGTCCACCTGAGAAATCCATCACTCTTCCTTCTGAGGATGTTAGTTTTGAACTGGATACTCAAGTCCTTGGCACTCTGATGAAAGCAGCAGCAATCTATCAGGTTCCTGATTTGTCTGTGATTGGTGAAGCAGGTGTTGTCAAACTGGTTGTCCATGACAAGAAGAACGAAACATCCAACACTCACGAAGAAGTTGTTGGGGAGACTGGTGAAGAGTTCTGCTTCAACTTCAAGGTAGAGAACATCAAGATTCTTCCTGGCACTTATGAATCTGTTATCTCTAAAAAACTGCTCTCTCGCTTTGAGAGTAAGAATCGTGACCTTACCTATTATATTGCCCTGGAACCAGACTCCAGATTTAACTGATGACTAAGTGGGAAGTAACATACAAACTCCCTTCTACGGGAGCAAAGTATTACTATAAGATTGTTGAGGCACGCTATCAGCATGATGCCAAAAAAATTGCACAAGCAGAAATGCCTGATGCAATTCTTTGCGGAGGACCGAGGCAACTCTATAAATGAAACACATTCTCTTTACCTTGAAAGGTTGCCCTTTTGATTTGCTTGATGATGAAGAGTTCATAAGAATGGTTTTGTTTAAAGCATCAAAAGAATGTAATTCAACATTGCTTGATTTAACAGTGCATAAATTTGAACCACAAGGTGTGACTGGAATTGCTATGCTTGCTGAGAGTCATCTCAGTATCCATACTTGGCCTGAGAATGGTATGGCAGTTTGTGATGTTTTTACCTGTGGAGATAGTACAGAACCAGAAAAGGCAGTGGAGTATATGCAAGAGCAATTAAAGGCAACTGATATTGTATCTGAAATCTTTACTCGACCTTTGAAATGACTAAAGTTGATGTCCCAATGAGAATAACTGGCAGTATCCTAGTGATTACTGCATACTTTGTTGTTCTTCATATCAATATAACTTTTGGAGTGATGCTTCACTTTGTTGCTGATATGATTTCAGTTCCTTACTTTATAAGGACAAAATCTTGGGATGTTGTTATAATGCTTATGTTCCTACTGGCAATCAGTTTTAGCAAACTCTTAACATGAACATTTTCCTGAACGTAAACCAGAATGGGTGTAGAAAATCCCTTAAGTCCTATTAGAAATACTAGGCAAATATATGACAAACAACTTGAACGAGTGATCACTGAAGTTCAGGTTAAGTTTGCAGATGAGAATCCCGCATGGATTCCTCTGGAGACTCTCTTGGCAATCTGTAACATGCAAGGGTTCTCCCTTACCGACTGATTCTATTTTTTTTTATTATGCGCGACGAATTTCTTTGGGTTGAAAAATACAGGCCCAAAACTATTGATGAGTGTATTTTACCACCAAGTATTAAGAAGACTTTTCAAGACTTCCTAGATAAAGGTGAGATACCTAACATGCTTCTTGCAGGTCCTGCAGGTTGCGGTAAAACTACGGTAGCAAAGGCACTGTGCCACCAACTAGGAGCAGACTATTATGTCATCAACGGATCCGATGAAGGACGATTCCTTGATACCGTCAGAAATATTGCGAAGAATTTCGCTTCGACCGTCTCGCTTTCTTCAACTGCAAAACACAAAGTCATCATCATTGATGAGGCAGATAACACAACGAACGACGTACAACTCCTCCTACGGGCGTTTATTGAGGAGTTTAGTGGTAACTGCAGATTCATCTTCACCTGCAACTTCAAAAACAAAATTCTCGAACCACTTCATTCCCGCACAACGGTTATCGAATTCGGAATCGGAGGTAAAAACAAACCTGCCATTGCAGCCTCATTCTTCAAACGTGTCCAAGAAATCTTGGATACAGAAGGTGTTAAATATGATAACAAGGTCCTGGTAGAACTTATTAACAAACATTTTCCTGA